CAGGACAATATACAGGAACTGAGAATGACTTGAAAAAAGATTTCCAACTTACTCATAATGGATACCCAATTTTCCAAAATATCTTTGACAGTACAAATTCATCTGTAGTTGACCTTACTAATAATCAAATAATAGTTTCAAATCACTTCTTCGTCACTGGTGAGGAAGTTACTTACTCATATCCAGGATTCTCAACAAGTACTGTAAATGCAATTGGTATTGCAACAACAACAATAACTGGGATTGGTCTTACCGATAAGTTACCAACAACACTTTATATTGTTAAAGATAGTGATACGAAGATACGTGTTTCTGCTTCAGCATCAGAAGCATTATTAAAAACACCAACAGTATTGGATTTAATATCCGTTGGTGTTGGAACTCAACATACACTTACATCAAATAAGAGAGTTGAAAGAACTATTTTAACAATTGATAATATGATCAATGAACCTCTCAGTGGAGTTGGAATAACATATACTCTAACTTCTAATGTTGGATTTGATTACATTGATATGTCATTAAATCTGTCTGGAATTTCAACATTATCTGCTGGAGATTATGTTCAAGTTGATGATGAAATTATGTTGGTTGAGTTTATATCGGATTCTTCAAATTCAATCTCAGTTTCTAGAGCACAATTTGGAACTGGAATAGCAACTCACACCAGCGGATCTTTACTCAAGAAATTAAGTGGAGACTATAACATTAGTGGCAGTACAGTATACTTTACCAATGCTCCTTTTGGCAATGTTCCTTTGACAGATCCAACTCAACAGGATGAGTTAGATTATACTGGAATACAAACTTCTTCTACTTTTGGTGGAAGAGTATTTACTAAGTCTGGAATTGAAGATGGATTGGTTGACACATATTATAATTCATACCTATTCGATAAGTCAATTGAAAGTTCTTTTGATGGTGTAAGTTCTGATCATATTTTAATTTCAGATGGATTAAATGTTTCCGGTTTTTCTACCGACAATGCAGTTATTTTGATTAATAATATACTTCAATTGCCAAACAGAACTGGATCAATTTCAATTACGGGAGGATATGAACTTGAAGAGAATGCAGGAATTACAACTATATCTTTCGAACCACAAACAACAAATATTACCAGTGATGTAAATGTAAAGAATCTTCCTAGAGGTGGAATTATTCTTTCTGTTGCCGCGACAGAAGGATTTGGGTATCAACCACTGGTTGCTGCTGGTGGAACAGCAGTAATTTCTGGACTTGGAACAGTCGAATCTATCAGTATTGGAAATAGTGGATCTGGATATCGTTCTGGAATACAGACTACGGTCAATGTTGGTGTTGCAACAACGAGCATTGGAACTCCAAATATTGTTTCTATTGGAACTGCTGCAATTAGTGGTGGAAATATTGTTAGTGTTGCTATTACCAATCCAGGAAGCAATTATACTTCTGACAATCCACCAATAGTTATATTTGATAGTCCATTGCCATACAACAATATACCTTTGGTTTATAGTTCTTCATCCCAGTCTGGTGTTGGAACGGAAGCAACTGCAGATATTGTCGTTGGTCAAGGATCCAGTGTTATTTCATTTGAACTCAAGAATCTTGGATATGCTTATGCAATTAATGATATTCTAACAGTATCTATTGGTGGAACGACTGGAATTCCAACCGATGTTAGTGTTACGTATGACGAATTCCAATTGACTGTTGACCAAACTTACAACGATTCATTCTCTGGATGGTCTATTGGAAACTTCCAAGTTTTAGATGAAATTGAAGATTTGTTTGATGGTGAAAAAACGGTATTTGAACTTAAGATCCAAGGAGTTGTAACATCAATTGAAGCAGCAAAAGGATCTCAAATTGATTTGAAATCACTCTTGTTAGTTTTTGTTAATGATGTTTTACAAAAACCTGGAGATGGTTATGTATTTAATGGTGGAAGCAGAATTGTGTTTGCCGAACCTCCAAACTTTGGAGATACTGCAAAGATACTGTTCTATAGAGGAAATGCAAATGTTGATACAATTGATATTGATATCTTAGAAACTGTCAAAACTGGAGACACTCTTAGAATTTACGATAATTCTTATGATAAATCTCAAGATAAGAGATTGGTCACTTCAATAGTTTCTGCAAATGATGCCAGAACTAATGCATATGGTGGACCAGAGTTATCTCAAGATACAACTCTTCTTAGACCAGTAGTTTGGTGTAAACAAACCACTGATAAAATTATTGATGGTAGTTATGTATCTAAAGATAGAATTTGGTATGAACCAAATATTCAACCAACAACAAATCTTATTCAAAGTGTTGGTATTGGTTCCACTCAAATTTTTGTTGAGAGTGTCAAGACTTTCTTTGATAATAATACTGAATATGCAACATCACCAGATCCCAATCAAGAAAAGATTATTATCATCTCTCAAGATTCTATATCTGGAGCTGCTGCTACCGCCGTTGTTTCTTATGCTGGAACAATATCATCCATAGTTATAAGTGATGGTGGCGTTGGATACACTACGAGTCCAACTGTAACTATATTGACTCCTGTTGGCATTGGAACGACACAGAGAGCAGAAGCATCTGCATCAATTTCTGTTGGAGGAACCGTTTCTTCAATATCAATTACTTCACCAGGAACAGGTTACACCTTTACAAATCCTCCACTTGTCCTCATTGAAATTCCAAGTGTTACTAGAGAATACATAGAAGATGTTGCTTATAATGGAGACTTTGGCATCATAACTGGAATTGCTACAACATCTGTTGGAGTAGCATCAACCGGAATTGTATTTGATCTTTTCATTCCAGAAGATTCTTTCTTAAGAGATCTTGAAATCAATAGTGTTGGAATTGCTACAACTGGTGTTAGTGGAATTCAGACTGGATATTACTTTACCGTTTTCAATTCAAACGTTGGAAATGGTGTGACCTCAATAGACGAAGGAAACAATACTATTGGTATTGGGTCAACATTTATAGATAACATTTATAAAGTTGCCGCAGTTTCAATAGCACAAACTGCTTGTGCTGGTTTTGCTCAGACATATGTTGCTAAGGTAACTGTAAGTCTATCAGAATATAATGGAGTAGATACTGCTGGACTTGGATTTAGTGGTTTCTATGGTGAGTATAGTTGGGGATTAATTTCTGCCACAACTAGATCAGAACCAAAATCATTTGCATCATATAACAATGGAATAGTTGGAATTACAACCTCTCCAGTTGTTCAAAGATACAATTCACTTAAATATCAAAATTACACCTCATAAATAAATAAAAAACTGCAAAATGTCTGCAATTATAACTGACCAATTAAGAATTTTGAATGCGAAGAATTTTGTTTCTTCGGCAACTTCATCATCCAATGCATATTATGCTTTTGTTGGTCTACCAAATGCTACTGATTATGACAGTAGTTGGAATACCACACCTCCAGCACCCAAAGATAGTTTTCTAGAAGAAAATGACTATTGGGATACTATGATTGCATTGAAAAAAATTCAACCACAAGATGTTAAACGAGTTGTTAGAAAAAACACTTGGACATCTGGAACAACCTATGACATGTATCGTCATGATATTAGTAGGACAAATACGTCAAAACCTTCTGGGGCAACAAGTTTATATTCTGCAAATTACTACGTAGTAAACCAAAACTATAAAGTTTATATTTGCCTTAATAATGGCATAAATCCAGACAATCCAGAGGGAAAACCATCATTGGATGAACCAGATTTTACTGATCTTGAACCAAGGTCGGCTGGAACTTCTGGAGACGGATACATTTGGAAATATCTTTACACTATTAGTCCTGCAGATATTGTAAAGTTTGATTCTGTCAATTTCATACCAGTACCATCAGATTGGGAAACAAGCACTGATAATGCAGTTGTTAGAGACAATGCTGCATCAAGTGGGCAACTGAAGGTTGCAACAATTACTGGTAGAGGTGAGGGTGTTGGATCTGCAAATCAGGTTTATACCAATGTTCCAATCAAAGGTGATGGATCTGGTGCTGAAGCAACAATAGTTGTAAATAATGACTCTGAGGTAGAATCTATTACAATATCAAAGGGAGGATCTGGATATACTTACGGAACGGTTGATCTAGATGCTGGTGGAGTTCCTACTGCAACTACAACTCCAACTTTTGATGTAATTATTCCACCTCAAGGTGGTCACGGTGCTGACATTTATCGTGAACTTGGTGCATCCAATGTTTTAGTATATTCCAGAATTGAAAATGATAGTTTAAATCCGGATTTTATTACTGGAAATCAGATTGCAAGAGTTGGTATTATTGAAAATCCACAAACTTATAATTCTACAACACTTTTGAGTGATACAAAAGCAAGTGCGGTCTATGCCTTGAAACTTGTTGGTGCTGGATATAGTACAGCAACATTCACAGCAGATTCTACGTTTACGCAAACTGTTGGTGTTGGATCAACTGCTGTTGGTAGAGTTGTTTCTTATGACAAAACCACAGGAATCTTGAAATACTGGCAGGATAAGAGTCTTGTTGGATTCAATAGTGATGCATCTCAAAACTCTTCACCAACTTATGGATTCGAACTATTAAGATTTACGGCAAGTCCAACTACTGGAGGAAACGTAAATATTATTGGTGGAAGTGTAACATTGGGAATTGACACAAACTTTAGCGGTATCAGTACTGTAATAAATAGTAGGACATATTATTTTGGTCAAAATATTACCAGTGGTATTGGAAATCCAGAAGTAGAAAAGTACTCTGGAAATATTATTTACGTTGACAACAGACCTTCAATTACAAGATCTGCAAACCAAAAAGAAGATATTAAAGTAATTTTGCAATTCTAAAGAATTATGCCCCAAGAAACTAACTTAAACGTCTCTCCTTATTTTGACGATTTTAGTGAGGACAAGAACTTTAACAAAGTTCTATTCAAACCTGGGTATCCTATACAGGCTCGTGAATTAACGACTCTGCAATCGATATTGCAAAATCAAATTGAAAGATTTGGTAATAATATTTTTAAAGACGGAAGTCCCGTAATTGATGGAACTTTTGGAAATGATATTGTATTTCCAGCGGTTCAAATTGAGTCGGAATATAATGGACTTCCAATATCTTTATACTTTGACAAATTACTAGATAAGAAGATTAAAGGACAAACAAGTGGCGTTGTTGCGTCAGTTAGATATATCTTGACAGATACTAAGTCTGAAAGGGGAGTTCATACACTTTACTTACAATATCTCCAAAATGGCGGAGAAGATTTTTCTACACAAACATTTCTTGATGGGGAAACTTTATTAGTTGAAGATGCAATAACATACGGTGGAGTAACAATTCCTCAAGGGCAGGGATTTGCAAATACCATTGCTACAAATGCATCTACTGCTGGATCTTCAATTTCAATCACTGATGGAATTTTCTTCGTTAGAGGATTTTTCGTAAAAGCAAAAGCACAAAGAATTATACTTGACCAATATGGAATTACTCCAACATATCAAATTGGTTTTAATATAATTGAGAGTATTGTAACCTCAGATGAAGATGAAAGTCTCTTAGATAATGCTCAAGGATTTTCCAATTTTTCTGCTCCAGGAGCAGATAGATTTAAAATTGATTTACAATTAGCTAAAAAAGATTTTGGAGAATCTACAGATAAGAATTTTATTCTTCTTTATAGTATTAAATTAGGAACTCCACTCTTTAAAGTTGAGAAGAGTGAATATAACCTGATTCTTGACGAAATGGCAAGAAGAACTTCAGATATTTCTGGAGATTTTCTTGTAAAACCATTTAAAATTACAGCGAGAGAATGTCTTAATGATAGAGTAACTAACGTAGATGGTGTATACTTCTCAAATGAGACTACGATAGAAGGAAATACCCCAACTGACGATCTTTTTGTATGTCAAGTAAGTTCCGGAAAAGCATATGTAGATGGATATGAAGTAGAAACCATCGCACCAAAGTTTTTAGATGTAGAAAAACCAAGAACTACAAAAACTTTAGAGCAGCAATCAACATTATTCAATGCTGGAAGTTTGCTGGTAGTTAATAATATAACCGGATCTCCAGCAATTGGACTTGGAACAACTTCCATAGTTAGTTTGATGAATGCTCGTGTAGGATCAGATCCATTAGTTGCATCTGGAACTACAATTGGATATGCAAGAGTATATGATTGCATACCACAAACCAGTTACACAAATGACAGTAGCAATTTTGATTTAAGATTGTTTGATATTCAAACAACAACAAATATTACAGTATCAACAAATATTACTCAGACTGTACCCGCATTTATTCAGGGTAAAAATAGTAAAGCAAATGGATATCTAAAAGAAAACGTTTCTAATGGGACAAGTTTAACACTTTACAATGTGAGTGGAGGATTTTTACAAAATGAACCAATTATTATCAATGGAATTGAGAATGGTAGATTAATTACTGATGTAACTGATCATACCTTAGCGGACATAAAGTCCGTATTTACCCCATTATCAGGAATATCCAGTTTTAGTGCCGATGTTAATTTAACTAAAAAGTTTTTTATAGCACCACAAGGATCAGAATTTAACATAACTCTCGCTTCCGGAGGTATAAGCACAGTATCTTCTGGTCTCGGAACGAACTTTGCTGGAATACTCAAATCTGGAGATATTATTACATATAGCAATCCATCTCTGGGTGATAATATAATTTTCAATAAAGTTCAAACAGTATCTGCTGGAGGAACAAATTTCTCAGTTTCTGCTGTTCAAGATGTTGCTGGAGTTTGTGTTGGATCTCTGCCAACACAAAACATTACAGTTACAAACCTGAGATTAACCAAGGCATTTGTAAATGCTGATAATACTTCATTATTGACTGCTCTACCAAGGCAAAATTTAGAGTCATTAGATGTAACTAATTCTTCAATAATCCAAAGAAGATTCTTTGAAAATATATCGTTTGCAAGTGAACAAATTACAATATCTTTAACTGAGGCAGATCTTACATTTGCAGCATTTGATGAGGATAGATATGTTATTGTCTATAGTGATGGAACTCTTGAACCATTAAGTTCAGATCAATATGGTTTAAGTGTAACTGGAAAATCTGTTACATTCAGTGGATTATCACAATCTTCTGGAACAGCAAATGTAATAGCAACCATTGTAAATTCCAAACCAAATTCAAAGACTAAGAAATTTAATAGTGTTGGATCACTTGTAGTTAGTAACTCCAAGTTTACATCATCTGGTATTGGGACTACAACTTTAAATGATGGACTAACATATAGTCAGGTTTATGGATTACGAGTTCAGGACGAAGATATTAGTTTAAATGTCCCTGATGTTGTCAGAGTATTGGGAGTATTTGAATCAAATGGAACCGGAGATCCAACTCTACCACAACTTACTTTAACATCATTCAGTGGACCTACAGCAAATAATCAAGACTTTGTTCTTGGTGAAAGAATCATTGGACAGTCTTCTGGAGCAGTCGCAGTTGTAACGAACAAAATTGCAACGACAATTTTAGAATATGTTTACATAAATGATTCTACTTTCACTATTGGTGAAACTGTAACAGGACAAAGTTCTGCAATTAATGCAATCGTTTCTTCAAAAACAGTAAGTAGTAAAAATATTACTTCAAACTTCACTTTTGATGATGGTCAAAGAGACACATTCTACGATTATTCTAGACTTAGTAGAAAAATTGGAACTGAAGCACCAAAAGGAAGACTAAGAATAATTTATCAATATTATACAGTTGATTCTGCAGATACTGGAGAATACTATACTGTAAATAGTTATCCTGAAAGTGGATTTAAAACTAATGTTCCATCATACAATGACAGAAGACTTTCAGATTATATCGATATAAGACCGAGAGTATCAACATACGTTGCATCATCAAGATCTCCATTTGAATTCGATACTAGATCTTTCAGTGGTACTGGGCAATCAATCAATTATACTTTAGCTCCAGAAGAAAATCTCAATATTAGTTACTCATACTATCTTCCAAGAGTTGATAGAATAGTAT